GAGATGGGATTGGACCAGCAAGCGCGAATTGCCTGGAGCACGCCAGCTTCACGCGACTGGAAGGGCGCCAACTCGGAGATCCACGTAACGGAAATAGGGGGGGGGCAGACGGCACATGGATCAACTGAGCAACCAAGTAGAACACTCTTTCCTCCCGGACCAGCAGACCGAGACGCTTGGCGAGACATCATCGCAAACCACCCCGACCTCGCGCCGGCGGTTGAATACGAAGTTTGTAGCGTGGCTGATGGGATTGCCCGAGGGGTGGACTTCACCCGCCCCGATCAACTCCGAGGACTTGGAAACATGGTCGTCCCACTCTCGGGAGCACTTGCGCTCCTTATTCTCCTCAATCGAGACACCGAAAGGCAGTAAGTGAAAGCGGACCTCCAGATAGACAGCCTACCGGCGAACACCGATGCGGAGCGCACCATCTTGGGCGCAATCCTTCTCGACAACGCAGCGCACGCTGAAGCTGCCGAGAAGATCACGCCCGACGACTTCTCGCTCGACTCGCATCGCCGCATCTTCCTGCGCATGACTGAGCTGATGAACGAGCAGCGTGCCGTGGATATTGTCACCCTGTCGAATGAGCTGGCCCGCTACAAGGAGATCGAATCGGTCGGCGGCGTCGCCTACCTCGCCTCCCTCACCGAGGGTTTACCGCGCCGGCCTGTCATCGAAGAGTACATCCGCATCGTTAAGGACAAGTGCTTGCTGCGGCGCCTGATGGCGTTTTCATCGCAGGCAATGTCACGGGCCGCTGATCAGGAGATGCCGGCACTTGAACTCGCTGGCAGGATGATTAAGCAAATCGAGAAGATTGCCGAACCGTCTATGCAGTCGAATAGCGCACTGGCGAGCACATTCATCGTTGACACGCTGGCAGATATTGACCGCGAGTACCAGACACGAACCAGCCCGTGCATCCCATCAGGGAATGCGTGGTTCGACGCGAAGACAGGGGGAGGCTACAGGCAAGCAAACATCACGCTCATCTGCGCTAGGCCGAACGTTGGGAAAACGCCCTGGGCTGTCATGAGCATTGCTCACAATCTCAAGTTGGGTCGCAAGTGTGTCCTGTTCTCGCTCGAAAAGAAGAAAGAGTCAATCCTTCGTGACCTGGTTCCGTACTTCGTCAACGTCCCGAATCGCGTCGTCAACAACGCATGGATGCAGACGCCCGAGCAGAACATGCTTATCCACGAGGGCATGGAGAGGCTTGCGGAGTGCAGTCACCTGCTCAGCATTTACGACCAGAAGATGGACCGTGAGCAGATTTGCTGGGCTATCAAGCGCGAATCGAAGGACGGACAGGAAGTTCTCTTTGGACTGGACCACTTTGGAATGGTAAAAGGATCAGGACACGGAGAAGATCCGATCGAGCGCGACAACCTCACATCGGCCGCCATCCGCGACATGATCAAAGAAACGAATAGCGCAGTCGTCGTCCTGCGCCAGCTTCGGAAGGTCGCTCGCGAGTTTGCAGACAAGGCGCCCGCTCCTGATGACGTGAAGGGCTCAAGCAACGCGTGGGAAGACGCTTTTGCGGCGCTCATTATCCATCGGGAAATCGACGGGGAAACAAAGCGTATGTCGCGCACATCGGAACTCAACCTTGCGAAGCTCCGTACTGGCGGATCAACAGGATCAACGAAAGGAAACTTCAACGTGCAGAACCTTTGCTTTGAAGCAGAGGCTGAGCTTGAAATGGACACTTACGAGTAACCGAAAGGAAGGGCATGATGAAAAAACTGACAGAGTTGCAAGTATTAAAAGCTCTGGATATTTTGAATTTTCCGGATATACCAGAGAACAGAGCCGACCTGCAACGGGTATCTAAGGAGCTTCAGTACGACACCACGAGTACTGAGCGTCCGTGTGTGGGCTATCCAGATTGCGACGGTGATCTGCCGGGCGAAGAGCACAGTACGGGGTGTCTTGCTGCGCACAACCTGGCAGAGAGGGCAATGTCTGCATTCTTGCAAGCCGACCATCTTCGGCCAGAAGAAGCAGGACGGAGCCGGAAAGCGGTAGATGCAGTAATCTGCCTAGTCCAGCAGGATAGCAATGCGCGGTGGGAAAAGGCTCTACGAGATCATCCAGGTCCTGCTATTTCTGAGCAGGCGATTGAGTGGGTTCGCGCCCGCATTGAAGCCAATCCGAAGACGCTGGAAGAGCGCATCGCAGAACTTGAGCACCAACTCGCTGAAGAGAAGAAAGACTTCGATGCGCTAGACGACCAGTATCATCGCCTGGGCGAGAAGTACGAAGAGATCCAGAAGATCGCGCCACAATCGAATAAGGAGAATAGTATGCCAGTTGGCAAGCCGGGAAGAGGATGAGCTATTCCACGATCAAGAGGCATACGCCAGTACGCAAGAAGCGGCCAGGAGTGCGCAAGGGGCAACCTACCAATGCGGAAAAGGAAACCGAACGCAACCGGGTTTATGAACGATGCGGCGGCCAGTGCGAATTGCGAGACGAAGATGGAAAGCCGTTGCATCCGAAGCATATCTTCGGGGTCCTGCCAAGCAAGGGAAGCATCTTTGTGCGCTGGCACCTTGTCCACCTACACGGGAAACGCCGATTCGGTTGGACGGAAGCGGCCGGCAACACGCTCCTCGGCGGCTGTTACTGGTGCCATATCGTAGCAATGCACGAACTCGGACTGAAACCACACATCGAAAGGAAAGATCATGAACTATGAAGAGTTTCTGGAGGCAAAGGCGCAATATGGGGGAGATGCTGGATTCAAAGCTATCTCTATTCCTGATATGCTGTTCGACTTCCAAGGCGATACGGTTGAGCGGTCCCTGCGGAGAGGGCGCTCATCTATCTTCTTCGATTGCGGACTTGGCAAGACTCCAATGGAGTTGACTTGGGCTGACAACGTGGTTCGCCACACAAACAAGAAGGTTTTGTATATCACTCCGCTGGGAGTGGCCAAGCAAACCATTCGAGAGTCTGAGAAGTTCGGCATCGAAGCGCACCGTTCAAATGATGGGCAGCTTGTCTCTGGAATCAACGTAACCAACTACGAGAAACTCCACCGTTTCAATCCGAACGACTTCGCCGGGGCGGTGTGTGATGAGTCGTCATTCATCAAGGCAATGAACGGCAAGCGGCGCGCACAGGTGACTGAGTTTCTGCGCACGCTACCTTTTCGCCTGCTGGCCACGGCAACAGCCGCTCCCAACGATTACATCGAGCTTGGCACATCTTCCGAAGCTTTGGGCGTGATGGGTCAGATTGACATGCTCAACCGCTTCTTTAAGAATGATCAGAACACCAGCGACACCCGCATGATGATTCGCCGCGCACCAAACCAAGGCGGTCCAGTTAGCGCAGGATGGCGATTCAAGGGCCATGCGGAAGAACCGTTCTGGCGCTGGGTTTGCTCCTGGGCGCGCGCGGCCCGCAGGCCATCCGATGTTGGCCCATACTCCGATGCTCGCTTTGTACTGCCACGGCTTATCGAGCGCGAACACATCGTAGAAACGCGTACGCTGCCAGATGGAATGCTCTTCCCGCTGGCGGCAACCAACATGCAAGAGGAGCGCGAAGAACGCCGCCGCACCGTGCAGGAGCGCTGCGAGATGGCTGCTTCTTTGGTTGCCAGTACCGGCAAGCCGTTCGTGATGTGGTGCCAGTTGAATCCTGAAGGCGACTCACTTGAGCGCATGATTCCTGATGCCGTTCAGGTTTCAGGGTCAGACAGCGACGAAGAGAAGGAAGAGAAGTATGAAGCCTTCGCAAGCGGTCAGGCTCGCGGCATCATCACCAAGCAGGTCATCGGCGGATGGGGACTAAACTGGCAGCATTGCGCCCACGTAGTAGAGTTTGCGACGCACAGTTTTGAGCAGCACTATCAGGGCGTTCGCCGCTGCTGGAGATTTGGACAAACGCATGATGTAATCAACGACCTGATAGCAACCGAAGGCCAACGAGGAATCAAAGAGAACTTGCGGCGCAAGCAGGTTGCCGCTGACAAGATGTTTGACGAACTGGTACGCCACATGAACGAGTCAGTCCGCATCGAAGGCGGATACAAATTTGAGAAAGAGGTAAAAACGCCATGCTGGTAATCGATCAGAAAATCACGGACAAGTACGCCATCTACAACGGCGATTCAGTAGACATGCTCACCGCTTTGAAAGATGAGTCTATCCATTTTTCCGTCTACTCTCCGCCCTTTGCAACAGAGAACGGAGGGGCACTTTACCATTACAGTTCCTCTGACCGCGACCTTTCCAACTCTCGGACGTATGAGGAGTTTTTCTCTCACTACGAGTTCATCGTGCGAGAGATTCACCGGGCCACGTTGCCAGGGCGCATGACCGCCGTGCATTGCATGGATGTTCCGAACAGCAACAGTGGAAACGGAGACTCCTACACCGACTTCCCCGGCGACATTATCCGGTTGCATGAGCGGTGCGGATGGAGAATGGCCTCTCCTCGCATCTCGATTTGGAAGGAGCCGCTTGCCGTCCGCAACAGGACTATGACGAAAGCTTTGGCCCATAAGTCGATTGTGGAAGACTCTTGCAACTGCGCAGTCGCCGGGGCCGACTATCTCCTGATCTTTCGGCGCTCAGGGAAGAACAAAATTCCCGTCACTCACCGTCATGGGCTTATCAACTACGCCGGGACACGCAAGGTTCCGAAAGAACTCCTCAAGTACAAGGGGTGGACTGGAAACCAGATTGAGAATCGGTATTCGCAATGGATCTGGAGACAGTATGCTTCGAGCGTGTGGGATGACATTCGCGGCAACATGGGTGACCGCAAAGAGAAAGGCGTATTGCCCTACCGCGAGGCCCGCGAAGAGGAGGATGAGAAACATTTGCATCCCCTTCAGTTGGACGTCATCACGCGCGCCGTGGAGCTATGGTCGAACCCAAGCGAAACGGTTCTCACTCCATTCATGGGAGTTGGTAGCGAGGTTTGCGCATCACTCATGAGCGGTCGCCGAGCGATTGGTTGTGAACTCAAGCCGAGCTACTACCGCCAAGCCGTGCGCAACGTGGAGGAGGTCGAAAAGAACGGATGGCACGACGATAGCGGCCAGGAGATGCTCTCCTTCCGTGAAGAGTTCGACGC